CATCATCTCCGTTAGGAATAAATGCCATCATGACATCACAAGCTTTTGCTATCAACATATTCCTATGATGAAATTGTGATACATGATATGGTTTGTCATAATAATTATCAGACATAGCTGAATATAAATTTTTAGTTGTATGAGCTGGATTATATTCTTGATAATTTATTCCAAACTCTAATGCATATTTTCTTGCAAATTTATCTGCTCCATATTGAGCACCTCCAGATATAATAATCAATTTGTCACCAAATCGCTGTTTAAGCTGAAATAATGCATCTTTTATTTTACGAACATTTTCGTAATGTCTACTTCCTATTATCGCTACTTTCATTCTCTTGAGCTGCTATTTCATTTGATTGATTAACTATAGATCTTAACGTTGCAATTTTTCCTTCTGCATCAGATACTTGTGATATAAGTTTATCAACCTCTTCTACAATGTTTGGATGTTCGCCTACGCCTACTGCAGCTGTAAAATAAATATTTAAATTTGTAAGGGCTTCTAATTTTTTTGCTTGATATTTTGCAACCAATGCATCAATAATTTGTTGTGTCATAATCACTCCTTTATTCTATTTTCTTTTGGACATAAATCTAAGCGGTCTTTAAATTCACACCATTTACAATTTTTATTATTTTTGCCTGCGACCGCGGCAAAGTTTTTATCTCTATATGAACCATCTGCATGAAAATTTAATTCTACAAATGATTGAATTGATCGAGCTAATTTATTTCGAGTTGGCTTACCTGATGCAGGCATGAACTCTGTAATACGTTTTTGCGGAAACATCGCACCTTCGATAAGTTTTCGTTTTACAATCATATATTTAATATCAATATTCTCAACATCAAAACCATATTGTTCTGCAAAATATTTTTTATATAATACCAATTGCGATGTTTTAGTTTTATCAGCTTTTTGATATTTATTCCAACCCATAGTTGAAGTTTTAATATCGATAATTGTAATCTTATTATTTCTTTTATCTCTAATAACTACATCTAAATAACCTAACATCATTACATTATTATTATACTCATTTACTGGATGATAGATAGGAATCTCAATTCCTAATAATTCTTCATTCTTAGCTGAAAAATATCCTCCTCTCCGTTTCTTAAACCAATCTAATATTGCAATACCATCAGAATAAAACTCATTCATTTCTCTTCTTGTTGAAAAATGTTCGCCCATTTTTTCTACAGCTTCTTTATATAAAGAATGCATTTGATCTGCTAAATATTTGTTTATATCTATTTCATTAGCTTTTTTAACAGATTCATTAAACATTACTGTTAAATAATTTTGTAATGTTTCATGAAATGCTGTTCCAAATATCGTATGGATAGATTGATTAAATGTTCGAAGATTCTTAACATATGCTAATTCCCAATGTTTAGGACATGTCGAATACATAGCATATTGCGAATATGAAATCTTTCTATCTGTCTTCTTAGGCTCTCTCTGATTGTATTTTAGAAACTTATTCATATATTAAATATAAGAAAAAAATCTCAAAGTACCAAATCATTTACCCCATTTGTTTGCAGAAACTATTTGAGCAATAATACCATAAATTGATAAATCTTGGAATGTATCTTGTTCAGATTCTCCTACTTCATCTTTATGTCCTAATACAATTAATTGTTTTAATCTTTGTATTTTATCATTCATTCGAAACCATAAACCTGTTAATGATAACTTAACATCGTCTGGAGTTTGTAAATTAGTTCCTACTGATATATTTCCTGGACCATAATTTTTTTGTTTCTTACAAAACATTTCATATTGATCTCGAAGTATTTTTTTAAACTCATCACATGTTTCTGGAAAATGTTTTTCGCAATAATCTACAGCTTCATTACCTGTCGATGTTTTTTCTTTGAAATCTACTCTTGGTTGATCTTTTATTGTTTTCATTTTAATAATTTTTTTATTTCCTTTTCTGTTTTACCATATATTTTCATGATATCAATTAAACTTTGAATACCAGAATTAGTACGTATAAATATATCAACATATTCTTCTGCTTCACGTGAATTAATTTGATAATGATCTTTCAGAAAATTTATCAACTCTTTATTATATTTATTCACTTTTTTCCCTTTGATATATTTTGCTCTAACGCTAGCATTAGGAAGTATATCATAATATAATTGATACACATGTTTTTTACTTAAAGGACCAATTGTATATTGTTGTAATGCATCTACAGTTTCTATAATGTCTGGATGCATAGATAACCACCTATTAATAATATAAGGTGCAAAAGATTTCTGATCTGCTTCAGATAATTTATCCCAAGGCTTTTTTCGTTGAGATATACCTGCAATATGATCAAATATTGTTGCTGGTTTTTTAGGCATCTTTAGGCAAAAATTCTTTGTTAATATATCCACATTCGTCACATCTATAAACAGGAATTGGAATAATTTGTTCTTTACCTGTAGGTGATATTAACGCGGATAATCTTTTAAATGCATTTACTGGTCTAAAAAATTTACTTTCACATTGTTCACATACAATATCTTTTAGATCAGATGCTTTGATATTAAGTTGAGCTTTAGGTTGTTCTTTACCACCCATTCCAATAATCTTACTCATATTATCTCCTTATTTAAGTTCATTAATTATTTTGATCATTGTAGCCATTACATGTATTTCTTTGTCTACAGCAAATGCATCTTGATATTGAGCTTCTGCCAAAATTAATATAACGCTTGCAATATGTCCTTTAGCATAATTATCGATCTCATCAAAAAGATACTTATATAATGCTGTAAAATCTTTTACTTTGCTATCATTGATTAGTTGTCTAATATTTTGAAAACAAGCTTTTTTATCATTAGTATTTTGCAAAATATCTAATAACTTAGTCATATAATTTGCCTGAACTAAGCTTTCTTTATCTATTTGTAATTTACCATCAATAACTTGTCTTTGAGCAGAATTCAATACTCTTCTAATATCTGGATAACCATTATTAATTAATGTTACCAAGTCATTCATTTCAAATTCTATATTCTGTTCTTTCAATATAGCAACAATTCTTTTTGCAACTTCTTTTTTATTAGGAGGAGTTATTCCAAATACTTGACATCTGGATTGAATAGGATCTATAATCTTTTCAACGTAATTACATGTCAATATAAATCTAGTTGTTTTTGAAAATGTTTCCATTAAATTTCTTAAGGCCGCTTGACCATTTGGAGTCATATAATCTGCCTCATCTAATATAACAATTTTCCATCTTTTGAATCCAATTGTACTTGCAAAATTCTTTACTTTGGTTCTAACTGTTTCAACATTGTTTTCATCAGATGCATTTATATACATAAGGTCTGCATCTACATTACCTGCAATAATTTTGGCTAATGTTGTTTTACCAGTACCTGCACCTCCATAAAATAACAAATGCGGAACATCACCATTTTCAAGATATAACTTTACTTTACTAATAATTAATTCATTACCAACATAACCATCTAATGTATTGGGTCTAAACTTTTCTACCCATAATGTATTTTCTACGTTTCCAAACATATTATGCAGCTTGTAATTGTACTAAATAGTACGTTGATGAATAATCTTTTCCTGTAAATGTAACTCTTGCTAATCCTGCTTCTGATACTTCAATATAACCTGATTCAGCATCTTTATTTGCAACTAATATTTCTTTAAATAGATTAGCTGAAAAACAAGTTGCTTTCAAATCACTTGCTTCTCCTTCTGGAGTAGTCGGCCATGTAATTCTATTTGTATTCAAAGTTGAATAATTTAAAATCATATTAGTTCCTAATGCATCACTTTCAATTGCAAAGTTTTCTGTCTCTGGCAATGCATTTTTAGATTTAACAAATTTACTTGCAAAATCTTTTGTTAACTTAATCTTAACATTGAAATCAGGCAATTGCTTCATTCCTGGCACTTGTCTAATAACAGATAAGTCTGCTAACATAAATGTTACATCAGTTGTTTTATCTGATAAGTTGATTGAAAATGCAGTACCGTCTGCATTATTTACTCTCAATGTAATATCATCATCTAATGCAGTTAACAACTTAGTTAGTTGAGAAGTTGCATAAACTCCTAATGTTACATCTTCAATATCAAAATTATTCATAGATACTGAACCTACTACATTTTGATCATCTGTGATAAAATCACATTGCATTGTTTTATCTTTAATATCCAATCTAACAGAATTTGCATTACCTGCTAAATGATATTTTTCAATAAAACTTGTTATTTGCGTCTTTTTCATATTATTACCTTTTTATTCGAAAAATTGATTAAATACTTCATTGTTTACTAAATCTCTTGTACTACCACCAAACTTATCATATAACTGTCTATTCTTGTTATAGATATGAATAGCTTTATCTGGGTCCTTAAACATTTCTTCCATACTCATTAGCACTGCATAGAAGTCTCTTGGAACTACAGTTTGTAACAATTCATTATGACATTTTACTATTTCTTCTACTTGTTTAACTGTTTCATTAAATACAAATAAATTATTCAATGTCATTTTCATTGTTACTGGACCTTTATAA